GCATCGCAATCACCGAGCATTTCAACTTCAACCTCGGCAACGCAATCAAGTACCTGTGGCGGGCCGGCCTCAAGGGCGACCAGGTCGAGGACTTGCGGAAGGCGGCGTGGTACATCAACCGCGAGATCGAGAGAGTGAGCAAGTGAACGACCGCGACCACTCCAGTGATTTCGAGACCACCTGCCCTTACGTCGTCGGCCGCACCACTCTGCACTGTGCCCTGACGCCGTTCACGCTCACCGACGCGGAGCGGGAGGCGATTGCCTACTACATCGGCACTGGCGGGCCAGATGCGGTGGACGCCGCGCTCCGCTCGCTACTGGAAAGAACGAAATGACTGACGCGAACGCCCGCCTGCGCCAGCGGCTGCGCGGCATATGCGACCACCGCATCGGCGAGATGATCGACGCGATGATAGGCGAGTTGGAGTGGGAGGCACGGACAAGCCATCCCACGCTCACCGACGCGGAGCGGGAGGCGATCCAATGGTTTTCCAGCCTGTCATACGGAGAGGGTGGGCGAGTGGCAACATACGGCGCCACGCTCCGCTGGCTACTGGAACGCACAAAAGTTGTCGAAAAGTGACAGCGGACAGCACGAAAGCAGGTGTGAACTGATGGGTGGCCGCGCATCACGCGAGAAAGGCAAGCGAGGCGAGCGGCAGGCTGCGGCCGAACTAGGCGCGGCCTTGGGCGTCGAGGCACGCCGCGGCGTGCAATTCCAGGGCGGGCCCGATTCGCCCGACGTGGTGCTCGAGGGCGTCGCGATACACGTCGAGGCCAAACGCGTCGAATCCCTGCAGCTCTACCCAGCCATCGAGCAGGCCACGAGCGACGCCCCGGCCGGCAAGGTGCCGATCGTCTGGCACCGCCGCAACAACAAGCCCAGCGTGGTGATCGTTGAAACGGCGCGGCTCGTTGACCTGGCTCGTGCCGTCGTGGCCGCGGCGGAGGGCCGTTAGTGGTCGCGAAGTCGAAAGAGGCAATCGAGAACCGCCGCAAGGCAACTCTGGAACGCGGCCGGGCCACGACGCGGCTCGGTGCCGACATTGGTGCCATCGGCCAGGTCGGCAACCAGGAGCGTCGCGACGCGTGCCGCCTCGACCTAGCGAAGTTCCTGGTGGAGTATTTCCCCAACTCCACCGGCCTGTCGCCGTTCTCTGACGACCACCTGCGAGTCATCGGCCGGATTCAAGACTGCATCCTGCGCGGCGGCCGATTTATCAACGCCGTGTACCGCGGTTTCGCAAAATCCACCATCAGCGAAAACTCGCTCATCTGGGCCATGCTCTACGGGCATCGGCGATTCGGGGCGATCTTCGCCGCCGAGGCGGACCTAGCGGCCAAGGCCATCACGTCGGTCAAGCTCGAGCTTGCGGAAAACGATCTGCTCGCCGAGGACTTCCCCGAGGTCTGCATCCCTGTGCGGGCCCTGGAAGGCAAGCCGCAACGCTGCCTGTCGCAGACCTGCGGCGGCGAGCACACCCATATCCGGTGGAACGCCGATTCGATCGTGCTGCCGTCCATCAAGGGCTCCGTGAGCGGCGGGAGCATCATCTTCTCGCGCGGCCTCACCGGCTCGATTCTTGGCTTGCGGCACAAGTCGCCGGACGGCACGCAGCTCCGCCCTGACTTCGTGATCGTGGACGATCCGCAGACGCGGGAAAGCGCGGCCTCCACGGTGCAGGTGCAGAAGCGGCTAGAGATTCTTTCCAAGAGCGTGATGAAACTGGCCGGCCATACCAAGAGCATCGCGTGCGTCATCAACGCCACGGTGATCCAGGTGGACGATATGGTCGATCAACTCCTCGACACGCGGAAGTTCCCTGCCTACCAGGGCGAACGCATCCCGATGGTGCGATCGTGGGCGAAGGGGCACGAGGATTTGTGGCTCGGCAAATACCGCGAGCTGCGAAACACGTTCGACAAAGACCTGGTGGGCGACCAGGCTAGGGCTCACAAGGCCGCCAACGACTACTACCTCGCGAACCGCGACGCGATGGACGACGGCTGCGTCGTGTCGTGGGCGAGCTGCTTCGACCCTGACGCCGAACACTCTGCGATCCAGCACGCCTACAACGCGTTGATCGACGACGGCGAGGACGTATTCGCCAGCGAGTTCCAGCAGAAGCCGATTGCCAACGAGGCGAAGGCAGCGGCCCTCGCCGGCGACGAGGTGCGGGCGAAGATCGTCAACGTGCCGCGGTGGATCGTGCCGGCCGGCCTCGACACGCTGACGGCGTTTGTGGACGTGCAGGAAAAACTTCTCTACTGGGCGGTGGTCGCCTGGGGTCAGCAGCTCCGCGGGCACCTAGTCGCCTACGGCACCTATCCGGAACAGTCTCGCAGCTACTACACCCTCCGCGACGCCCGCAAGACGCTCGTGAAGGCCGCCGGCGGCATCGGCCTCGAGGCGGCGATCCATGCCGGCCTGGAAAAAGTGGCTATCGAAATACTCGACCGCGAGATCGGCCGCGAGAACGACGACGCCGTGCTCCGCGTCGGGCAGATGTTCGTCGATGCCAACTGGGCACAAACCGCCGGCGTGGTGCGCGACTTTGCCAGGCGGTCCGCCTGGGGCCCGCGCGTGATCCCGACGCACGGCCGATTCGTCGGTGCCTCCGGATCGACGCTTTCGGACAAGCGGCCAGACCGCGGCGAGCGAGTCGGCGCCAACTGGCGGACGAGCACGATCCTCAAGCAGCGGCACGTCCTATTCGACACGAACGCGTGGAAATCGTTTTTCGCATCGCGGATGAAACTGCCGATGGGCGATCCCCAAGTGTTGACGATCCATGCCGGCAATCACGAAATGCTCTCCGAGCATCTCACGAGCGAGTACCCGACGCGGGTCGAGGCCCGCGGCCGCGTCGTGGACGAGTGGCGGCTGATTCCAGGCCGGGATAACCACTGGCTCGACTGCGTCGTCGGTGCCGCCGTGGCGGCATCCTACACGGGCATCTCGGCGGTCGGTGCGGACGCGAAGCCGCTGGCGACGACCAGGCGGACGATCTCGCGGGAGCAGATGGCCGCGAAACGGGCCGAGCTGCTCGCGAAACTGCGACGCTAGCACGCTGCCGGATTGAGGTTGACGCCCGTACCAGGCATGGGAGTCTGCGGTCGCTCGACCCCCTGCCGAGGTATTTCGATGCGTTTCATTCTGGCTTGCTTGCTCCTGTGCCTGGCTGCCGTCCAGGCCGAGGCCGCCCGTCCCGTCGTCGTCGTGCAGACCGCCCAGGACGCGGCCGTCGTCATGGCCCGCCGCGGCGTGCTCGTGCACTCCGGATGCGGCTCCTACGAGGGCATCGGATTCTCGACGACGAGTGCCGACGATGCGATTCGTCGCTGCTGCTTCTGGGGCCAGCGTCGCCCCCGCGAGATCGCGACGGCTCGAGGGCCGCGCGGCTGGTACGCGGTCGTTCGCTACTGGTGAGCGTGCGCCACCGCAGAACGTGCGGTGGACAATGGTACACTAGCGGGTAGGGTGCAGCGGTCCCTGCCCCTGCCCGCTAGAGGTGCCGACTTGGCCGACAACGCCGACGTTCTCGATGCGATTGCCGCGAACCTCGCGCAGCCGCGTCGTGCCAGGACCGACGCCGGCGAGATCGAGCAGCACGAGCTGCACCGCCAGGTCGAGGCGGCCAAGTTCGTGATGGAGCAGCGGGCGAACGCGAGCGCGACGAAGTCACCGTGGCTTTCGATGCGGTTTTCGCGGCAGGAATCACCAGGGGCGATCGGCTAATGGCTCGAGCGGCCAGAAAGACCGAAACGAAGGCACAACTGCAGGCGAAGGTCGCCAAGCAGTCGGCCGCGCTCCAGACGCTCGTGCGGGCCCGCTACGACGCCGCCCAGACGACCAATCTCAATCAGCGGCATTGGTCGATGGCGGATTACTACTCCGCCGACGCTGCCCTGTCGCCGGAAGTGCGTCGCAAGCTGCGGGCCCGAGCCCGCTACGAGATCGCCAACAACTCCTACGCGGCCGGCATGGCCTCGACCTGGGCCAACGACTTGATCGGCACTGGCCCGCGGCTCCAGCTCGACCTGGGCCCCGACGTTGACGCCAACCGGGTCCGCCGCGTCGAAATGGCCGTGTTCGATTGGATGGTCGATATCGACCTGGCTCGCAAGCTGCGGATTTCGAAGATCGCCAAGTTTGGCGACGGCGAGGCCTTCGGCGTGCTGACGAACAACCGCCGGCTGCGGGGCGTGCAGCTCGACGTGAAGCTCGTCGAGGCCGAGCAAATCTGCGACCCAAGCGGCTTTCCGAATCCTGGCGAAGTGGACGGCGTCCGGTTTGACGCCGACGGCAACGTCATCGACTACTGGATCACAAGGCATCACCCCGGCAGCCTACTCCCCGGTTGGTCGGTGGATGGCCGCTGGGAGAGTGCGGACAACGTCCTGCACTGGTATCACGCGACGCGGCCCGGCCAGCACCGCGGCGTCGGCGAGATCGTGCCGGCCCTCGAGCTGTTCGCGATGCTCCGCCGCTACACGCTGGCGGTGGTGACGGCCGCCGAAACGGCGGCGGACTTCGCCGCGATCCTCAAGACGACGATGCCGGCCGACGGTGCCGGTGCCGCCGGCATCGACGCGTGGGAAACCATGCCAATCGTCCGCGGCATGATGATGTCCGCACCGGAAGGGTGGGAGCCGTACCAGCTCAAGCCCGAGCAACCGACGGGCACCTACGACTCGTTCGTGCGTCGCATCCTCAACGAGATTGCCCGTTCGGTGAATATGCCGTACATCGTGGCGGCCATGGATTCGTCGAGTGCGAATTACTCGTCGATGCGTGGCGACTATCTCGTGTACCGCAAGCACCAGGCCACCGAGCGTGGCGACGTGGAGCGGGTGATTCTCGACCCGCTGCTCAACAAATGGCTCGACGAAGCCGCGCTGGTGCCGGGCATGATCCCCGACGGCCTGCCGCC